AAGGTGTTTAACATAGGTGATTGTTCCTGAAAATATTGCAGGTAATCTAAAACCTTATGGAAAGTAGTATATTGGTTCATTACATTACTCATTTATTAATTTTGTTTTTTGATTCAAATTTTTTTAATTCATTTTGTTGTTGTATAACCCTGTCTTTCAATAGTGATGCAGCATTCAAACATAAATACATATTAAGTTGGTTCAGGCTGTCAATTTTAGTTATGTCTTCTTGTGCAAGTTGAAAGGTAAGTTCAAAATAGAACCTTGCAGCCGCTTCGGTAGGGCCCATTTTGGTATCAGTTTCATCCCCATCTGAATTAGTTGTTGAACTTTCAGGTTCGCTTTCATAGAACTTTCCGTATTTTTTATGAACATTGTCGACATAAGCAAAAAAAAAGTTGAAGCTCCAAACCAATATTCAATAGGAATATCTTTAAATATTTCAGCCCTTTCAGGAACTGTATTAGAATTAAATTTTTCTAGTTTGTAATCTTTACCCTTCATATTAATAATTGGGCGGTATAACAAAGCCATAATCATATGAATGTTGTTATCAATGTTATCTTTTTGTGAGTATACCTCCAAATCAGCCCATTGCCCCCAAGTCATATTACCCCAATCATTTTCCATACCGTATAATACACCATCAAATTCAAAGGTTAAAATAATATCTGTATTTGGTTCTTTTTGGTGTTGGGTAATAACTTTTTCTACAAACCTTATTTGGTCAACTGGTAATTCTTTTAGTTCTGTTGGTTCAATGTCTAAATACAGGGCTAAAATTTCTGTGGGGGTTACATATTTATTTGGGTTCTGTTGAATTTTCTGGTACCTTTTTATGGTAAGTTTAGTGTCAACTTTATGTACCCTGTTATCTATTGTTATTTCTATCATACAAAATTAAATTTTTTCTGTTTATTACCAATTGTACTTTCTAATACATATCTTATTGAGTCAATGGTATGGTTGTCTTTGTCTTCAGGTGCATCCAATAGTTTCCCATCTTTATCTACCTTCCACTTATAACTTTGGAATTCCTGTAGAATATTAGTTGAATTTTCAGTTATGAATACTTTATGGCGCCTAATTAAATCTATACCGTGTAAAATGGTTTTTTTATTTACCCCCCGTATGTTAAACCTTTGCCTTCGTATTTCTTCAATTGCTTGTGGTGATGCACTATCAGCCCAAATATAGTCAGTGGGGTTAATATTCGTTTGTTGTATTTTATAAATAAAGTCCTGTATGGTTAAGTTTTTAACATATAGTTTTTCTTCGAAGAATAAATTATCACCATTTTGGTATACAGCTACAAGGGTTGAAGGGTCATTGTAACCAAAGTCAACGCCATAACCTAACAACTTTGCATATTCGGGTACTTGTTGTATTGTATTGAATGTATTAAACACAAGGGTGGTTGGCATACCTTTTTCCCCCAATGTATAAATTCTATAAAGGTTTTCATCTTTTTCTTTAAGGCTTTCAAGTTCCTTCACAATGTTTTTATCAACGAAGGGGTTATCTTTCCAGGTTGTTTTGAAATAATAACAATCTTCCCTTTGTTCCAATTCATACACCCAACAACTTAATTCTGATGGGTTTAAATCCAAAATTACTTTGTCTGTAGTTCGAAATATCAATTGGTTCCAATCTTCTATGTTAAGTTCGTTTGCTTCATTACAATAAAGAAAATCCCTTTTAGAACCACGCAATTTCTGTGGTTCATCAACACTAAACCAATTTATAATATTACTTCCAATTTCGTAATACCCTTCCTGTTTGTGAAATTTAGTTGGGTCATATATTTCAAAGGTTTCTAATACTTCCACCAAATCTTTCAACACAGAATTCTTAAGTGAAGGTAAGGTTTTTCTTACTATTGAAAGTGTTTTATTTTCTTCCTGTAGTAACCTGTAAACCCAGTAAATAAGAATGTTAAATGTTTTGCCTGAGCGTGAACCCCCTTGCGCAACTACAATGCGTTTTTCTAATTCATCAGATTTCAATAATTCTTCAAAAACAACTGTTGTTGAAATTTTCATAACCTGTTAACCATTTTCCATTTATACCCCATCCAACTTTTATATTTATGAGGTACCCTACAACAATCTAAAATATGTTGTTTACTTGAACCAGGGTTTGCTTTTTCGGCTTCACTAAATGAATTGTAGGTATCCAATAAGTTACCTTCTAAATCTAATTTTTGAACAATAAAATTTTTTTCAAGTTTCCATTTATACCCACCCCTACTTTCAAACTTTGTTCTGTTGTAGGTTCTCATTATATCACCACTTTCAACACCTGTGGCTTTGGACGCTTCATCTCTATTTTTCCAACAACCAACAAGGTTATCTTCCAAGTCATAAGCACATACCAACCATTCTTCAAGTTCTTCACCATTCAACCTTTTTTTACTGAACTCAGCATATTTTTCATTTAATTCAAACCCTATGTAATGCCTGTTTTCACAACCTAAACCAGTTGTTCCAATACCACTAAACACATCTAATACAATATCACCTTTATCTGTTAATAAGTTTATGAAGTATGTTGGTAATTCTTTGTGGTATGGTGCTGGGTGCCTAATTGTATTATCACGGGCTAGGCCGGCTGTTGGAAATCTAAATACATTGTCAGGGCGTACTTTTTCAGGTAAACGCTCAGCATTATATTCAACTTTTTCCCCCCGTTTACCATCTATTATTTTGCCGTGGTCTTTTATGTGCCAAGGGTATTTTCTTCTATTACTAGTTGCTTCAGCTGGTTCTTGTAAAACCCTATCCATATAGAACTTTAATTCCTTTTGGTTTTTAACAAAATGAAATATAAATTCGGTAGTGTTTCTAAATCTTTTTGTACCACCATTTGGTATACCATTCATCTTGTGCCAGATGTAGGTATCATAAAACTTTAAGTTGGTTTCCTTTTGACTGCGGTATATTAATTCATAGATAAACGGGTTTCTTAACCCATTAGAACAATTATCATTGATGTTTAATATGAAACTACCACTTGGTTTTAAAACCCTGTGTATTTCGTTAAAAAGGGGTAATAACCAATCACAATATTCATTGGGTTTCTTGATGGAAATATTCTTGCCATAATTCACAATATCTGCGTATGGGGGTGAAGTAATTACCAAATCCACACTATTGTCAGGAAGTTCTTTTATTAATTCGAAACAATCACCAGTTCTAATATCAAACATAAATAAAATTAATAACCACGCTTTTTACCCTTTGTCTTCAGGTAAAATTGTATTGCACCCAAATCACCTTTTTGTATTTGAGCCAATAATTTATTTTCAACATAATCTATTGAAAGTTCATTGACCTCATCAACCCTTTGTTTAAATTCTTTGTTGGTTAACCAACCATTATATTCTTCCCTGTTAACATTAACTTTGGAAAGTGCTTTGGAAACTACACCTAAATTTTCCCGTAGTTCCTGTAAAAATACTTCCTGTAATTCTGTTATCATTTCTTGTCTTTTGGGTTAATATTTAATGCCCTTTTTTTAGCACGGGTTGTTGCCAATTTTTGAATTCTTGCTAACTCCATTTCGAATGGGTAACAATGTTTCATATTTTCAAGTGTATAATAAACTATACTTGCCCTATAAGGGTTTTTCTTTGTTTGTATAAGTGGCATACACCCGTGTATTTCATTTTGCCCGTCAAATATTGCAAGGTAACCATCTTCCTGTGCAAGTGCAAAACCATATTCAGGAAATACCAATTCACCACCAATAATACCATCCCTTAATATTAATACATTCGAAAGGTTCCCCCTGAAATTACCAGTATCCTTATGGTACTTAATTGCGTGGTTAACATTAATATTTGCTGTTGTAAATGGTGTTTCTTCCTGTAACTTATAATCATCATTAACTTGTTCTTCAATAACTTGTAAGTCGTGGTCAAATTGTTGGGGTAAGAATTCTTTATAGATTTCAGTTAACTTTGGTAAGAAATTAAATAAAGCCGCAGTATTATTTGTTTCATTCTTTGTTTTTTCACTAAACCTACAATAGTCATTTCTTAAAGCAATTCGTGGTAATGAACCAAATACACTACTTTGGGTTGGTAATGCTTTAGATGTTCTATAAGTTTTTACAAACTTTGTATTTAATGAAGCCGCCCTTATACCTTTTAGTAAGTCAGCATCAATTTTCATATACAACCCCACAGGTTTACCTTGTTTATAGAAAATGGTATCTTCCTTAATTAGTTGTGTATAATGTTCTTTACTAGGGGTTTCCTTAATTAAGGTTGAACAATCTTTAATTTTGTTAAGTTCCAACTTATTCATTTTCCATTAATTTTAAAATAACCTGGTTATTGTCTTCAACACCAAAATCTTCCTGTTTCTTATCAAACCATTCAACAACCTTTGTGAAGGTTTCACTATCAAAAACCAAAAACATTCGTTTAATTTCAGCATTTAAAAATTTGTTTAACTTACTTGAAGCATCCAAACCTTCATAGGTATTGTTGTTGGTTAATTCATCTTCGGTGTTTAATTCTAAACCCCAATCAGTTAAGGTTTCAAGTTCCCATTCCACAACAAGGTTATCCCAATCCCATTCACCATAACTTAAATTGTCTTTAATAACAAATTCTTTTTTTTGTTCGGGGGTTAAATTAACCACTTTTTTTGTTGGAACTTTGGTTATGCCCAATTCTTGTAGTGCTTTTAAACGCATATTTCCACCAATTACAACATTTTCTTCATCAATTACCAATGGGCGCAATTCCAACATTTGTGGAAATTCAAGCAATGATTTTTTTAATTTTTGCAATTGGAAAGCTGTTATTGTTCGGGGGTTATTTTCATTAAACTTTATTTCTGTAATATCTAAAATTTCCATATTATTGTTGGTGTTGAACTATTGGTTTATTGTCAAAGTCATATATTTCATTGTCTTTAAGTATTTGGTAACCTTCAGGTTGCAATATACCCCTACGCGCTACAGACCAGTACCATTTAATATCATACTGGTAAATCTTATGGTTGGTGTTATACCAACGGGGGGTTCCTTCAATTTCGCTCATCCAGGGTGACTCATAGTCATATACATTGGAAAGGAAAAATTCTTTGTTCCATAAACCCATATGGTGCCCCATTAAGTATGGTGAACGCTGTGCATACTTATACAAATTTCCTTCAACAAGTTCATACTGTATTGAACCAAATGCACAGGCGTGGAAACGCAAACTTTGCATTTCAAGTTCATTGAACTTATCCAAATATTCTTGTTTGAATTCGAATGGTGAATAAACCCAATTGTCTTCTTGCATATAAAATACAAGTTCTGTTGGTATTTGTTCCAAACCCTTTCTTAACCTGTACCCCCATTCACCTTTACCACTTACAATATGGTTTACCTTATTTGCAAATGAAGGTGCTTTTTCTTCAGTAAGAAAATATATTTCAGGGGGGTTTTTAACATACTTTGTGAATAAAGTATACCAGGTATCCCAATACGGGCTATAGTTATCCATAGAGTGTATTAGAATTGGTATTTCGTTAATTAACATTACTTACCCTTTGTTTCGTTTAAAAGTTTTGCCATCATTTTACTGTTGGTTAACCCCATTTCTTTTGCCCTTTTACGAAATTCAAGTAATACTTTAGTTTCTAAAAATAAATTACGGTAATCATATTCATATGTCTTACCAGTTGTTTTGTTAACAAATTTCATTATCTATATTTTTTTTAATTATTTCAATCTGTATTGGTGTATTGTTTATTGCATTTCCCTGTGTTGTTACATCAACCCTTGATTGTTCACTCCACCTTGAACTAAACTTATTTCGCATTATTAAACTCCATAACCTTGAATTAAAACCATTTCCCCCATTTTCAGCCATACTATTGTGTGCCAAGTTATACCAATAGTTTTCACAAAGTTTATGGTATTCATCCACGGCTTCATAATATTTTTTATTTCGTTTTAATAATGCGTTGTGACCTTCCCAACTAATACCCAATTCTAATAAGAATTGTGTGACGTGCCTACCTTGTTGTCCCGCTTCAATAATGATATTATACCAGGTAGGGTTAAGGGTATGTTCCAAAGCTGGTCTACCCCTACCTCTTTTATTTTCTTCCATTGTGTTGTTCGTATATTTGTTTTATTACATTGGTTGCGTGTTCGAAAGTTATATCCCCTTTTGCATTTGGGTATACAGAATAAAATGCTGAAATAACCATTTTAACATCACCTTCATCAAATTCTTCGAAGGTTTTTTGTTTTACTTGTTCGTATGCTTCAAAGGCCACTTGTAAGTGGTCATTACTATCTAAATTGTTAAGTTTCTGTACCTTACCTGATTTACAATTACAACCCATATATTTTTGTTATTTACTATAAATATATTCAATTTTATAGAAAAAAAAAGTCATATAAAAAGAAAAACCCAATTAAGTTTTTACACAGAATTGGGTTTAACAAAATTTAAATAATACTATGGGGGGTATTGATTATAATATAAATATATTAATTATTTTGTTCTAGTCAAGTTAAATTGCTTTACTAGTACTAGTTATGTTTATTCTATTTTAGGTGAGTGCAAGTGAGTGTTACCCCCTTACTGTAGTAAAGGTTAACACCCACCCTCCATCTATTTTGAGGAGCCGTGTTATTACCATCAGTGGAAGGTAATAATTGGAAGCAACTTTTAAGGTAACCACTACCCCACTACATAAACACCTTCTTCCTTTGTGCTGGTGTTGAGCTGTTATTGTAGTACCCCCCAGTAGCTCATTTGTTTCAAGTGTTGCTGGTGGTTTTTGTATTTCCCGTCCAACACTTGTATTAGTATAAATACTTTTAGATTAAAAACAATACTACCGTAAAAAAAATATTTTTATAGTAATACTTGTTTTTAGTATAAATACTACTTATATTTTGAATATAAATTTAAAAACTATGGCACAGAATAAAGAAAGACAAATTGCAACACAATCACAACTTAAACTTGCACTTGATTGGGCACAACACTGTAACAAGTGTTTATCACTAAAAGAATTAGTATCAATAACAGTTGTATTAACTGACTTCGTTGAAAATGGTTACAGCAAAGAAATTGGTGAAAGGTTTGATAAAGTAGATGATTACTTAAAACATAGAAAGGAAAATTAATATGAAGTACTTGTATATTGAACCTGGTGATGACTACTTCGAAAAACGCCTTGTTTTTACACAGGCTGAATTGAAGGTTATTTTTAACCACTTTTTGGATGTAGTGGAAGATTACCCTGAAATGGTAACCTTTGAAACTGTACTTCATAAAATTAAAGACCGTATAGAGGAAAAAGAAAATTTGGACTATTTCTATGGTGTTAATGAAATTTATAATATTGAACCTGTTGAAAGCCCACGAAACGATGGATATGAAATTGCAATAGATATGAATGTTCAATCAACCCTTACCCACCAAAGTGAAGATATTGTTATATTTTTTTCACCTGAACAACTTGAAGAAATAAATTTATTTACAAAAAAATGAAAAAAAATTCTAATAAATTAACTTTTGCTATAAAACCAAATATTTATTAATAAACAAAAACTATGGGGTACACAAAAAGAATGTTTGAACAAATGCAATTAGAATCACTAATTTGCGACAATTACGAAATAAACACATTTGATGATGAATACCAGTATGAACAATACAGAATTCAACAACTTGAAGCTGAACAATTAGCTTACGAAGAATGTTTAGCTGACAAATATTAATATGGTAAGTAAAAGGGTTAACCAGTTCTTAAGTAAACGCTTTATGGGTTCAGATGGTAACTGGTATTTGTTTTGCAGGGCTTGTGGTGATTATAAGTGTGAAACAGAATTTTATAATTCTAAAACAGGTAGGTTTGGTAAAACCTATAAATGTAAAATTCACTACACTAAAAAAACGGAACCTGTAGATACAGAATTCAAGTATTTGGATTTAAACCCTATAACTGACAATGACTTTATTGAAACTGAAAGGGTATTAAAATTATTGGGTTACCAAATAGGCCCCAATGAATTACCAATTTGGAGGCAATTCGAAATAAAACATAAACTAAAATAAAAATTTAAATTACTATGATTGGCGCAGGCAAAATTGATGACAACACAAATGATTTGGAAAGGTTAAAAGAACTTTTTAAAATGGGGTTAAACAACAGTGAAATTGGAAGAATTTACAGAACTAATGCAGGGTTAAGTATTTCAAGAACGCACATTTCACAAATTAGAAGGGGGGGTAGATGGAACCCAAATAAACGCTCATTCGTTATGAAAAACGAATTAGATGTAATGGGCACAATACAAACAGAAATTGGTGGTATGGTTTTTAAAACCGTAATAGCACAGGTTATTGCTAATACCGAACTATACCATATTTATTTGTGTTATGTTAACTCAAAACCAGTTTTTGGTAACTGTGGTTCACTACTTGAACAAAAACCCACCAGAACTGATTTAATTGGGTTTCATACTTCCAACTTGAATAAGTACCTTGAAAAAAATACAACGCATACAAAATATTAATGGTGTCCAAAGTTGTTGGTGCACTAGAGAAAAATTGTTTAAACCTTGTGTTGAATTTTTCCCTAGGCGCACCCAACACGGGTACCAATATTATTGCCGTGATTGTTATGCAATAACACAACAAAAAGGTTATAAGCCAATACCTACAGATGGTATTAAAAAAGGTTGTGATGAAATGTTGGCACTAATGGGTTATGATGTTAATAATAAATTAACAATTCACCAACAATTTTTAAAAAAACACTTCAATGACTGAATTTGAAAAAGAATTTCAATATGCACTTATGAAATTTCGTAAGGTAATAACACCTGATGATTTAGCTGCGGCTAAAAGGTTTAAAAGGGATTTCATTGATAAATACATTGTTAAAATTTCCCAAACAGATAAAACATTTGTTGATATGCAGAACCAACTTATGGAAGCTGAAATTGTTGCAACCAAAAAAATTTCTTCAGCTTATTACTTTAATAAGTAATTATTCTTTTTCTTTGAACCCTTTGTAAATCATTAACAGGTTCAATGCAACCGCAGTTGCTAATGAAAGAATTGTTAGTACCTGTATGGTATTCATTACTGTCATACCAACAGCTCCTAATGTAACTAAATTTGCAATAGTACTATCCTTTTCCATATTATTCACCTGAACGCCTACCCCCATACCACCAGGGTATGGTACAATCAAACCAGGGGTTAGCACCATAACCATAATTTATACCATTGAATTTATTGTAATACTTGTTTGTTGGAAGAATCACAGATGTTCTAAACGGCGAACCAAATTCTGGTATTAACTGACCATTATTTAAAACTTGTGTATAAAGTGGGTACAAGAAATTGTTGAATACAAGGTGGCGCCTCATAAGATTGTCTAAAAATTGCGCGCGGTCTTTAGCACTATCTTTCAGGTATTGAAATGTTTTTAAATCAATTGGGTTTGATTGTTCACTACGAAATTGTTGCAAACCGACATTGACCATTTTAACAAACATATTGTCTAATAGAATGTAATATGAGTAAGCAACAAGTGCAGGTTGGATGAAGTTATCCAATAACAATTTATTGTTTGTTGCACCCGTTAACAGAATATCACCCGTTTCAACCTGGTCAAGTATTTGTTCGAACAAATTAGTCCCCAATGTTTCCTGAATATAGATATTCTGTGCCTGTTGGATGCAATACCTGAGTTCATCACTATCTACATTGGGGTCAATGGGTGATTGTGATTTAAGCTTTTGCTCTGATATTAATAAAACATTGTAGTTCATTAAATTAATGTATTTTGTTCTATAGTTAAATCAATTTCCATATTCGGGTACATCAACTGTAAAATGGGCGTTAATTCCCTTATGATGAATTCTTGCAATGGTTTGATGGTTGTACTCATAAATAATGTTTGGCTTGTCCTGAGTTGTTCCGCTTGTGAAGAAAATCCCGTTCCAACTGGTAAACCAACCAAAGAAGGGTCAGGTACCTTATGACCAGCAAGTATGTTCTCCCTTACCAATGCGAATATTTCAGCGTACCCCCCTGTTTGCATTGTTGGGGTAATTTGTGTTATATCAGGCTTTGCACCATCTACGCCACCCCACGAAACAATAATACGACCTGCATTATTACTTCCAACATACCTTTCTTCCAAACGCTTTAAGATATTCTCCTGTTCCTGTTGTGAATCGGGGGCTGACTCAGGGAGGTGAACCCACAGGCTAGGACTAGCTCCATTTTCAACATTGTGAAGGTTGAAGGAACTTATTGCCCGTGATAAACGAATATCCAATAAACTTGAAATATAATCAGGTGAACCGTAAAAAATATACCCTGGTTGATATTGTTTGATAGCAACTATTTGCCTATCTTCATAAGCCAACGGGTCAAATTCTTTAAGTTCAACAATACCGCTTTTTTTCCAATTAAGCCAATCGTGGCAATAGAACCAACTATCAGAATAAAGCTCTGCATTTTTTGGTTGTTTAGCCCTTATAAATTTTGAAGGTATAATATGGAACCCACTAATACCTTCACGCCTATCTTTTTTCCATACGATTTCAAGAAACAGGTTACCCGTCACCACGAACTCCCAAAAAATCTGTTTAATTACATCATTGATAGTTTCTTTACTATTAATTTTGTAGTCATTGGTGAACCCCCTACCAGCTGCGTTATCAATCTTACTTCGAATGCAGGCATTGTGAATTGGTGAAAAATCTGTGTACCAATAGAACCTTTCCACTTCCATATTGTCAATCCCCCACCTAACAAACGGTTCCCCTTTATACATTTTTTCCACCCAGCGGTCTATGTTATCCACCGCAAAATTCATTGTTTCTAATTTAATCATATAGTTATTCGTTATTTGGATTATACACAATATAAGTATTACTTGTTCCTGACCAAACTGCAGGGTTATAACCATTAACCCCAATTACATTAACAAGTGTTTCATAAACAACATCATAGGCAACTGCGGGGTTGGTATTGCCTGATAGTGATGCTGATTGTTCATAAACTTTTAAATCATATTCACCTGGTATTAAGTGAACATTTGTTTGACCACAGGATGTTGCACCAGTTAATACTTGTGGTATTGAGTCATCAATATTAATACAAAATACATCATAGGGGGGGTTATATGATGATGTTGGTGGAACCAAATACGGAATAAACCTATATTTTTGTTGTGATAACTTATGGTTCATCGACCACAGGTACACAACAGGGCCAGTAAGCCATTTGTTTCGTGAACAAACAGCCGCTGCAAGGTTATTCTGGTTTTGGTTCAAATATATCATACTTCTTTTTTTAACTCATATAAAGTGACCTTGATTGCTCATATAAATCGTTTCCATCCCACGAACGGAATACTAAAATATTGTAGTTGTTATTCCCTGAAAAGACAGGTGCTCCCTCGTTATTACCAAATTTCCATTGAGTATTACCACCAGATACAAAATTGATTGTTGCTGCAGAGAAGTAATGTATCATCAAAGTAAGTTCCAAACCTAATTTTGATGTTGTAGGGTCAATATCAATGTTGTAAGTTCCACCAGTTGCAGTTAGTTCGATAATACCTGTCTGTGTAATATCAACATCTATTGTTGTACTTGAACCAGGAAAAATCACTGGTTCCTGTTCTATCTGACCAAATACTTTAACATTCTCAAAATGTGAGTATCTATCCTGGGTTAGGGTTCTTCCACTTAATCCAAATCCTAAACAATAGTCCTTACCCTGACCACCAAATATACTTATGTCTGTATTTGTGCAACCATATAACCCTGAGAAAGTTGATGCTCCATAAATGTCTGCATTGAAACTATTTATCAGTGATATTGATGTTCCTGAAATATTGTGAATGGTATTACCTGAACCACCAAAAGTAATTCCAAAAGCAGATTTGTTATCCGCTTCCCATCCAATTGCAATACCTTTTTCTGAGATGTTTGTACTTGCATATCCTAATGAAACACCATAGTCCGCTGAGTTGCTTGTCTCAGAACCTAAAGCGAATCCATAGTTATTTGATGTATCACTGGAATTATATCCAAGAGCGACACCACCGCTTGATGCAGTATAAGAACTTCTACCTAATGCAAGTGCTGAGTTTCCAAATGTTTCAGCACCATCTCCAATAGAACAGGTGGATGCACCGAACGCTTTTGCGTTAGTTCCAAGAGCAAATGACTCCTGAACCGCTTGTGCGTTTGTTCCAATACAAATATAATTTGTTCTTGTTCCATCCCTGTTAGGGTTTTTTGCTTGATAACCAATAGCAATTGAGTATGGTGATGTTGCTTCCGCTCCATTACCAATTGCGATTGCTGACTGAGTTTGTGCGGTTGTTCCCAAGTTTGTTAACCAGGAATTTGATTGAATTGAATTATTACCATTCACATTTATCATACCTGCGAATTCTTTTAATTCAATTTTAAATGTTTCGGTTTCACCCGAGTTATTCACCACAAAAACTACATCTGTATCAACTGACGCTGAGTATGGTGGAAGTGCGGATATTTTTACATTCGACATATTTTTTTATTTTTTGTTAGTGTTCTATTTGTATGTTATTGGAGTTTTCTGTTTGTATAAAATCAGAATCCTCGGCTTGAATTTTAAACCCTGCAGGTGTCGTTGCACTTGGCGTTGGTGTTGTTGTTGGTGTAGGGGTTGCAGGTGGGGTTGTTGATGCTGTAATACTTGGCGTTGGTGTTGGTGTAGTTGTTAAAGTTGTGGTGGTTGTTGGCGTTGTAGTTGGTGTTGTTGTTAAAGTTGTTGTTGTGGTTGGGGTTGGTGTATTTGTTGGCGTTTGTGTAGGTGGTATAAATGTTGGGGTTGGTGAAGGCGTTGTTGTTGGAGTAGCTGTAAGGGTTGTTGAAGGAGTAGGCGTAGGGGT